ATGTGCTACATGATTCACCATACGGGTAGTTCGTCTGCCGTCCCTGTCGTCAAAAACTGGGCGGGGACATGGTCGAAGGCGAATTGCTGGGCCGGTTTGTGGCGTGACGGTGCGCTGTATCCGACCGGTTCCGGCATACCAACGGTCGTGTTCACATCGGCCGGCCCTGCCCGCATCTCGTCCGGCTACGGATACGGCCCGACCCTGGACGCTATTGCGCGCGGCGAGCGTGTCCCGTGGGACCAACTCCACGCCGACACGAACATGGCTGCGAACAGGTATGCGTGGAATGTGGAAACCGCCCATCCGGGGGACGGCAGCGAATTGGACATGGGCGTGCAGGAAGCCCTCGCACAGATGGGGGCGCTGATCTGTGACCGTTTCGACCTGTCCCCCTACGCCACGATAGGGCACCTCACCTGGACGACTCGCAAACTCGACCCGTACTGGAACGGTCGCCACGACATCATCGTCCCCATTCAGGACCGCGTCGCGGAGATCATGGAGGCGCAAACCGCACCTCCGCCGCCACCGCCGCCTATCATCCCACCGGAGGAGGACTTCGTGGACATTGGAAGAAACGTCGAATATGTGAAGCAGGGGCAGAAGGGCCTCGATGTCGAATACTGGCAGGTTCGCATCATTGAGGTCGTGAAGGGTGTGAAGTTCTACGGCAACTCGAACTGGAACTTCATCCGCACCGAAGCCCCTATGTTGACGCCGACCGAATGGGGTCAGACGATGACGGATTTCCTGTCCGCATGGACGGGGAGAAACAGCTACGGCGTCGGCCCGACCGAACGAGTTATGATTGAGAACGCCCTGTCCGAACTCTACAACTAGGAGACCAACCATGTGGACCATCTCATTTTGGAAAGACACCGCCGAGCGTGCCATCAAAACCTTCGCCCAGGCCGCGATCGCCGGCCTGTCGGCGAATGTCGTCGGCGTGCTCGATGTTGACTGGGTCGCTATCGCGTCCGTGTCGGCGTTGGCCGCCCTCGTCTCGATCTTGACCTCTATCGCTTCGGCCCCGTTCGCCTCTGAGGGCACGGCGTCGTTGGAGTCGTCGGTCGGGTATAAGTGATTGGGCGCTTCAGGCGCTGGTGGCGTCGCTGGTTCGGCCCCGAGGATTATCAACTGTTCGACACGACCGACATTCACGAATACCTCGTTGACCGGATGAAGGAATGGGAAGAAGATTTCCATCCTGACAAGTGGTAGGATGGGGTCAAGCGCTTACGAAGCGGAGCGGAAAATACGAGCCGCGCCTTGTAGCGGGTGGACAGAGGGGACGTCGCAGATGGCGTCCCCTCCCCGCGCCCCATATAACGGCTCTAGCCTGCCACGCTACAACCGTTATACCAGCCCCGTGGTTATACCAGCCCCGTGTGATAGTCGGTCAACGCAATCACCAGTTTCCGCTCTTTGATGATGGCTTGTCTTTCCCGTGTTGATTTCCCGCCTCTGATCCCGGCGATTTCCCGCCTCTCGATCGCATCCTCCAAACACTGTTCGGCCACGTAGCAGGACCCGCATATCGCCTTCGCCGCTTTGGTCGATTCGCCCCGCTTCGGGAAGAACATGTTGTGGTCCAGGTGCAGGCATTCGGCGAAGTCGCGCCATGTCGTGTTGGCCGGGAGCGGCGGCGGTTCGTAGTCGTCAATCATTGAATGACGGTTCCGCCGAGGCGTTTCACCTCATGTATCCGCTGCAACGTTTCTGTCGTCATGGTTGCGCCCCCACCGAGTTCGCCGATTCGTACAAGTTCTTCGACAGTGTAGCGAACGAGATGCCCATGTTTCGCAGGTGGAACAACTGTTCCATTTTTGACGATCAGCACCGTGTCGCCGAGACGTTTGGAATCAACAACCGCATAGCCCTGATGTTGGAGGGAATAGGCAAGAGTTTTGTCGCTTGTCTTGCTTAATGGCGCGATCGCGAAAGGTTCCTCCCATTTGCGCCCGTAGGCGATGTCGAACGCCAAACCAACATCATGCTCAACCAGCCCTCTGCTGTTGCGATTCCTCAACACATAGGCGGGATGGTAGGTCGGTATCCAGATGCGCCCGTCCTGCCAGAACGGTTTGCCGCGCATGTGGCCGATTTGCACGCCTGGGCGTATTCGGCTCAACGCTGACTGTCCCAGCAGCAGCACGACCCACGCACCGGATAGTTCCAACTGTGCGTCGAAATGGGGCGAACATGCCTCCACCTCCTCAACATGCGGGGTCCGGTTCTTCGGGGGCCGGCACGCAACCACATTCATTATCACCGCCTGATCTCGGCCATAGCCGCTCGCCTCCAACATTTGGCGCAGCATCGACCCGGACCGGCCAACGAACGGCACGCCTTCCTTGTCCTCGGCCGCGCCCGGTGCCTCACCGACGATCGCTATCGGCTTGGGCGGGCTGCCGTCGAACGGAACGGCGTGTTTCCGTGTCTTGTGCAGCGGGCAGGCGCGGCAGGACGTGATCGTGTCTCGGAGATATTCCTCAGCGTGGCGGCGCAGGAACTTAGCACGGGACGCTTCCGTTTTGGCGAGGCGCGCGGCCTTCAGCCAGTCAGTCATCCCACCCGAGTTCTTCCCGCATCTCGTCGATCATCTCGGACGCTTCGTCGAAATCATCCGGCACCATCACCCGATAGTCGTAACCGAGTTCTTCACACAACGCTTCGATGTTGGAGAGTTGCGACGCGGTCGGTGCGTTCGTTGCCGAGTCCCAAGTGTCAGTGTCGCCGCCGTAATGTGACATCAGAACGGGCTTTCGTCGCTGGGCGGCAGGCTGGACATGTCGGCTCCGAGTATCGCCGCTTCGATCCCTATCAGGCTCCTCCCGATCATCTCCAACGCAGCCAATATCTGTTGCAGGGCCTTCACATACTCAACCTGCATCTCAACCTCAGTCATTTCTTCTCCTTCACCGATTCGAGTGCCTGATACATCGCCTCAGCCTTCTTCTTCCCCAACCCGTCCACCTCCATCATTTCGTCTATCGTCACTGTCCAGTTCAAAGGCACACCGTCGAACCGGTCAACGATCCGGCCCGCCAACTCTGGCCCTACGCCTTGAAATCCTTGCATCAGATGTTGCGCCATGTGACGTTCCGTCTTGCCCCATGATCCGCCTGTCGGGCCGGGTCGCGACTTCAGACTCTTATGCTTGTCTTTCTTCGCCCATGCTTCCAGGTCCGTCAACACATTCGCGGTCTCACCCATGTCTTTTACAACGATCGACGGTATCCCGTATTCGAACATGACGGTGAACAGCAGCCCGTGTAGTTGCGTTTTGGTGAAGCGATGGTATTTGCCTGCGAGCAGTTCACCGTCTTCCGTCCACCTGCCTTGCCCTTCTATCACCAACAACGCAAGGTCGAGTTCTTGCAGGTACGGGATCTGCGAATACAGCCTCCCGTCGTTGAGGGACGCGAGCAGGTCGCCGGGGAACTGTTTGCGTTGAACACCGATCCGTACCTTGTTGCCGACGATGAGGAAGTCGGCTCCGTGGTTTTCCGGTATTGATGATGTTTTGCCGAGGGCGCGGAGTTGTTTCGGTTCGGTCGGTGAGCACAACACGGCCCTACCTCCGTCTCTTGTCCTTGCCCTTAGCCTTCCCCTCAGACGAACGAGGCTTCGATTTGCTGCCCGTTTCGCCGTTTCCCTGCCAACCGGCTATCTCAACCAGATATCGCTGTGCGAAGGCGTTTGGCGGCTCGTCAATATCAATCAGGTTCGAACCGCGCTCGGTCCAAACCGTGCTCTCCCTACCCCGATCCCCCGCCATCGTGATCTGTCGCTGCCCGTTCGCACGTTTCGTCATGCGCAGCACCGTGTCGAACCGGTGACCGATGCCTTTCTGCCCGACCGGTGCCATGCCGCCCACGTTCTTATACTGCTTCACCTTGTCCGCAGTGTCCCCACGATCAGCGTCCAGTTTCCTCTCCTCCGACACGGCGAACACGTTCGCTTTCGACTTCATCGTCAAAGGGAACTCGAACTCTTTATAAATCTTCGTGATGAAGTTCCAGTCGGTGCCCTCATAGCCGCCATAGGCGCGCTTGTCCTTGCCGCCCTTCGCGACGACTTCCTTCCTCATTTGCAGGAAGTAGTTCTCCGGGTCATCTCCGAACACGCCTTTCGTGTAGAACGCGGAAGCCTCGGACCAGGGATAGTTCAACATGTCTATCACGATCCAGTCGCCGCGCTTCGCCCGCTTCGAAATGTCTTTGCTGGCCTCCATCAACTCGACAAAGTCCATCGGCGTATATGTGGTCAACATCCCGTCGTCTTCCAAATGCCCGAACCCTTCGTCCAGCATCTTGTCCACGCCGAAATCGGTATCGACGACATAGAAGTGAACGTCCGTGTTGCCGGCCTTGTGATGCGTGTCGGCGATGTCCAACCAGCAGAATGATTTGCCCAACTTGAACGACCCGTATACGAGAATCCGTTCCCGGCGCGTTGTCTGCTTGAAAGTCATTTGTCTCCCAACTCCTTCACCTTCACATACGGATACACTTTCTTCTCCTTCGCATCCTCAATCGCTTGCTTCAGAACATCCAAATCAACACCCAATATCTCGGCCACGGTGCCGTAGTTGACGGTCGATCTCGTGTTGTCGACCCTGTCGATCGCGTACCCGCCGACGACCGTGTTCTTCGTCCCGTCGCTGCCCCCCAACGCTTCGATGATCTTCTTCCCTAAGTCTTTGCGCTCACTGTCGTAGGGTTTCAGCAGCGCCACTTTCTTCGCCAGGTCAACATAATGTCCCGCCATGCCTGCCAGCAGCGCCGAGGTGGCGTCGTCGAATGGCGAATCCTCCCCGACCGGCTCGTCACCAAACACATCACCTTCATGCAGGTATTGGAACGGGCAGAAGAACTTCTCACCAGACGACCCGTCACAGGGAGGGAGTTCTTCCCTCAGCCGCCACATCTCGACGGTACGGATCTTGTCCCTGATCTGGTCCCATTCGATCGGCGGCAGCCCGATTTCGTCGATGTCCAACTCGCCCGAGTCGCGGTTCTTCACGACATACATGGCGGGCATCGAATAGGCGTACATGTAGGCGGATATCTGCCATCCGTATTTGGCGAAGTCGTCGGTGAGGAGCCGTGTCCTCGCGTCGTCGCCGCTTGCCTTCCACTTTCGGAAGCGGTCGCGCGACATCGTTTTGATCTCCAGTACGCGATCATTCCGCTTGCCTTTCGGTCTGCATATGCCGTCAACGTGGCCGCGAATGACGGTATGCGGGACCGCATTGACTTCAACAACCTCTTGGCTCGCTTTGATCCGCCACCCGTAAGTGTCCTTCAACTCGTCAACGATCGCGCCTTCATGCAGGTTGCCTTCCTTCGCGGCGTTGGTGAGGATGTTGTGTTGGAAGGCGGGGCGGTCTTCTTCGTACCCCAACACGGCGGCAACCAGCGCCTTCGTGCATGATCCGATGGATGAGGCGCGGAAGATGGTGGTGTTGCCTTCCCGGTAAACGATGGCCCTGTTGTCGCTGATATGTTCCCCGTTTCTCTGCGGTGGGGGTTGGGGCGGGGCAAGCGAGAAACCCGCCCCAACCCCAAACCCTGCTAGTCGGTCAGGTTCTCAGCGACCTGCTGGACGGAGCTCAGGTTCTCAGCGACCTGCTGGACGGTGCGCGGCCGGCCCGTTGCTTCGGCGACGATGTCGCTTTCGATGTAGTCGATGAGTGTGCTGATGTAGTCCGAGTTGGTGTTCAGGTTCGTGCTGTCGATGTATTCCTCGATGTGTCTCAGCAGCGTCCTCGGCGTAATTGCCCGTCTGTCTTTCTTTCCCATCATGCTCCTTCGGTGGCGGGTGGCGGGGGTAACGCCTCTGTCCACCCCCGCCTCCACTTCGCCACTCAACTGTGTGCTTCTGCCCACAGTTCCGATTCGGGGTCGAGGATTTCGGCGTGGAGTTCGTCGTCCTCCATCACCGTCTCGGCCTTGTCGAAGATCTCGCCGTCGAGTACCTGGTCCACGAACTCGTCGTGTTCGTCAGGTCCGAACTCGTTGGCGAAACCGATCACGTCGGAGCGCAGGCTGGACTCAGACTTTGCAGCCTTGCCCTTACCTTTGCCCCTACTTGCTTTTCCCGAGCCGCCCTTCTTGACCTTCAGGGTCGTCGGGAGGTTGAGTGCCCATTCGACTTCTTCGCCGTCGTCGTTCTTCCAACGGGACACGATCTTGCGCTCCATGTGCATCTTCATACCTTCGTATGTCGCCGCTTGGAATGCGTCGCCGCGGTCGGCGAGATATTCGGCCGCGCCGTCGATTGCGACCAGCGCGTTGATGAGCCGTCCGAGTCCTGCGTTCTGGTTGAAGCGGTTCTTGCCGGTGGCGTTCTCCACCTCAGCGCCGTCCTCAACGACTTCCCAGTTCTTGCCGGTTGAGTACCGTTCCCGGTGCTCGTCGTCCACGACTTCGCCGTCGACCTTCGCCTCGCCACGGAGGAAAAGGAACACGCGTTCGTCGTCGTTCTCCTCGTCCTGCCCGAACCACGCGTCTTCGACCTTGAAGTCAAAGTCGTCGAGCAGGCCCGACTCGGTTACCCATGAGTCCTTACTCACTTGATTCCTCCTTACGGAATCGCTTGTTGTTTCCCGGACATTCGATCCACTCCAATTGGATTGGAGTTTCCGGTGGGCGGGGGTGGGAAACGGGACCGTCGTGCATCAGGCGTATGGATCAGTGCGCCTCGTGGTGATGGTGACGATGCCCCGCCCACCGGAAGATTGGTGGGGTTTCGGCTGCTCCTCGATGCTCCCTTCAAGAGTCCAGTTGTCTAGGGGGGTTGGATTATAGATAGATGGAGATTGTTATGCAAGTCAATGAAATGTATTACAATTCTGTCATAGTGAACGAAGGTCTTTGCGTGCGGCATTGATACGCTTACGCATGAACTTCTCCGACGCAATGTCGTTCAGCAAATACCTTCTACCTGTCTGAATCGCCGCAACACCAACACTTCCAGACCCGGCAAACGGATCGGCAACCAAATCGCCGGGGAGCGTGTGGGCGAGGATGAATGGCTTGATGAGCGTTGTTGGTTTCTGTGTCGGATACCCAACACGCTCGGGATCGGTGTTGCTCATTGTATAGTTCCAGACCGACCCGGCGGCCTTGTCGCCCTCATATCCTTTCTTTGGAGCCAAGCGCCTCGTTCGCGGAATCGCACCCTTGTCAAACAGGCCCGACTTTGGCGTTCTCGTGAATGTGAGTAGGTTGTTGTGACGCACCGGCCACCACGACGTTCTTGGCCTACCCAACCCAAACTCCCAAATCACCTCGCCGCGATACGACCACCCCTCACCAACCATAAACTGCGCCATGTTCGGAGCGAGCCGATAGTCGCAGCACACAACGACCGTACCGTCATCGGTCACTGAAGGGAGCCATGCCCCAATACCGTCGAGAACGTACTGTGTGTCGCTGTGGTCAACATATTCGGCCACCTCGCCGCGACGCACCTTGCCGGTTCCGTAAGGCGGATCGGTCCACAGCAACCGCATCTGCGCGCCCAGTGGTGGACCATCAATGGCGTCCCTACCGGTAATCACCTTCCGTCCCTCCTCTCTCTCGCCGCCTCAACCAGCCCCCGATACTTCGGATCGTGCCGACTCACCACCAACGCCTCACGCCACCACTTCGGAAACAGGCGCTTGTTGTCGCGGTACAGCCGCCTGAATGATGAATCCAAAATGTAACTGTCACACCAATCGTCCCTGCTCCTCATGCCCCGCCCCGTCATCTGCACCATCGACCTGATCGTCTGCACCGCATACCAGGACTGCCCGCCCCTCGCATACAGCCGAGCCGACACCTGTTTGTCCCCGAGATACGGGTACGGCACCTTCGCGATGACAATGACTTGACAGTCCTCTTCTGGTAAATCAATCCCGCGGTCGAAGCTCGGCGCTAACAACACGGCATCGTCAACATCCAAGAACCTCGCCAGCGTCTTCTCCCTCTCGCCCGCGTTCCAATAGGTCATCGTCCGGTCCGAAGTCGTGTTGTCGTAGATGTGGCGCGTCAGATGATATGAGACGGTGTGGACGAGAATCCTCACCCCAGGGTTGTCCTCAATGATCTCGTCCACAGCCTCAACGATCTTCGGATACGCTGTTGCTTTTGTCTTGTTCGTCACCGCCGTCACTGCTTCGACGAACACGGGCCGGTTCTCGGGCGGGAACGTCGAGTCCAGATGCACAACCGCCCAATCGTCGTCCTCCAACCCCAGGTCCTCGGCCATCTGGTCGGGCGAGATCAGCGTCGCCGACATCAACAGGAACTGTTTGCCCCTGTCCCACAGGGCGTCATGTGCATAGTCGTTCACCCGTATCGGTTTGAACCTGACCGTCGCCTCCGCGTCCTTCTCGCCCTCATATCCGGTCATCACCCAACCATCCTCAATGACTTTCAACTCGGGATTCTCCTTCGACGGTTTCAACAGGTCTTTGATGCGCCGCGCCAACCTGTCCATCCGTTTCGCCTGCCTGAGCTTCTTCACATCCTTCCCGTACAACTGGTTCGCTTCGGCTTTCAACCGTGCCCGCCTCCGCATCACCGCTGGCAGGATCTCGCCCTGCATCCACCGCGCCCAGTCCTTCGCGACCGTCTTCTTCGGCAGCGAATACACGCCCAACTGTTTACGCAACCCTGCGCCGATGACGACCTCGATGTTCGCCATCAACTGCCCCTCCATCGTGTCCGCCTCGTCGATAATCACAAGTTCCCTGTCGCCGAACTGCGACGAGGTTCGTGTCGCAGTTTCGGCAAGGAAGTAGGCGATGTTCAGGATGGACAGGTCAGCGTCCACCGCCTCGCCCTTCGCCACCTGATAGGGGCACAGGGTCCGATCCGGGCACCAGTCGCATTTGTATTCGTTCGCTGATGTCGCGGTGCAGTCGTCGGCGGTCAGGTCCGGTCTCGTCAGCGTCGGATAGTTCGCCCTGCCTTTGATGGTTTTCGCATAATCGAAGTCTCTCTGGATCTGGTCCTGTAGCGATTTGGTTGTGCAGCAATACACGGCCTTGCCGGGCATCAACCGCCGCACCGCCTCGCCGATGATCGTTTTTCCGCTCCCCGTAGGCGCACTCAACATGACGACTTTCACCCCGGATTCCAAATGCTGCATTATGTCGACGATCGCCTGCCACTGGTTCGGGCGGAACTCTGCGAACTTGTCGGGCATCGGCGGGTCGCCGAACATGTCGTCATGCGGACTCGGTATGTCGTCCGCGTCCAACGTCCCCGCCGCGGCGCTCCGGTACACATGGCCCCGCCGCGCCGCCGCGTCCCCGCGCGCCGGTTCAACCGATACGGGTATTTCGACGAAATGGGTGAGCGGAGGTTCTGTTTCCCTGACGGCGGGCGGGACCATCGACTGCCCTTCTACCCCGCCCGCCGCGTCGGGAACCTCAACATCTGTACCGTCTTCGGCGTGATCTTTCCGATACAGGATCGTTGCCAACACATGCGAACACATCTTCCGCCGCCGAATGTCGCCCTGCCCATGCTTGTAGCAGGTGCATTCGTATTTGCGGCTCCCTTTCGGCAGTGTCACGATGTATTCGGGATACGCGTCGCCGAGTTTGCGTTCCCCCAGCACCCGCCACGCCCGCTCCCCCCATTGCTCAACGGTGCGTTTCTCAGCCCGCTTCTTCAGGCTCGTCCCGGCGAACCGGTCCTCAGGGTTGAATGTTTCCCAACTGCTCATCAGAAATCCCGTTCCTTGATCCAGAGGTCAGAGTATAGCAGAAAAGTGTCCGGCGAATGGGCCGTGCATTAGAAGCCCCCCGGAAATGGGGGGCGCATTACTTCCCCTTCTTCGCTTCGGCCTTCTCGATCCGCTTCTCATAGTCCGCTATCGCCGCCAGGTAGTCGTCCCGGTACGGTTCCGGTATCGAGTCGGCTAGTTCTTTGCGTGATGCCAAATACCGTTTCAATCTGGGCCTCGATCCGTCTCTCGCGAACATTGCTTGGGCGTTGGTCCGTATCGTGTCGATGAGGAGGTCCGCCTGTTCCGCCTCGTCGATGATTTGTAGTTCCTCACTCGCCAGCATCGCCATGTCTACCGCGTATTCAAGCTCCCCGTTATCTATGGCGCGGCTGATCTGTTTCGCCCGGTGATAGATAGCGTCCCTTACGAAGTCTTTGATGCTGCGGTAGGCGGGGACGGCGCGGGATTCGACGATCGCTGCCAGTTCGCCGGCCATCGGCTTCGGGATGCCGACCCGTGTCGTGAACGAATGCCCGTGCTTGTCGGAGGCGTGCGTGTAGAACCGTTTCGGGTCGTAGAAGTCGTCGTCGTCTACGGTGCTCCACGAGTCCGAGTTGAAGATCTCGAAGTAGTTGGTGAGGGCACGGAGGTAGACGTGTGATTTGGAAATGTCGAGCCGTTTCGCCTCGGCCTCTACCTTGTCGAACAGCGTGGTGGGTATTCGGAAGGACGAGGTGACGGCCCGTGGCCGGTTGTCGAACTGTTGGTCGGGGTCGGGTACGGGGTGGAGGTTTGCGTTTCCCATGCTGCTCTCATTCTCCTCGCGGGTCCGGGGGGACGGTTGATGGTAGTCGGGTGGCGGGTGTTCGGCAACGACTCTCGGCTTTACTTTTCGTCAAATCGAAGGGCTGTTGTATTACAAATCTGTCCGCAAATTGCCACTCTCCGTGGTCAAATACGTTGTAATACAAAATAATACAAACACCCCTCAGATTTGTAAGACACTTTAACGATATGTATTACAAACGTTGTCCCTGACCTGCTGTAATACATTACTGTCGTCCTGCCATGTCGTCATGTATTACAAATCTGACCAAAAATCAGGGGGGGTGGCTATAAGTAACTAATATATATAGGGTTTTGAGGTCGAAGGGCATCACCCCCCAAACCACCACAAGTAGTAGTCGTGAGAAAAGGACCGGCCGGCCGAGGGGTGAGGGACGGGAGGGAACCTGCACCCAACGACCGGCCGGTCGAGGTGCCACGGGGGACGGGAGGGACGCCCGTGGCAGAACTAAGACCCGTCTCGTGTGTCGGAGTCTACACCGTTCATGATCTCTCGTCTACGACGAACCTCGGCCACCTGGCGGGCAGCGGAGATAGCATCGTCACGCTCCTCCTCCAACCACCACGCGTACGCGGCGAACAACGCCATAGAGACGATGCCGACGATGCCGCCGATAAGGAACGACGAGGTTGACCAACCAGCAGACCCGATTGATTGCGCAGCAGACGACACGACCGCCATCACTTCGGCACCTCCAGATCCTTCCACTCGCCATACCAGTTCACGATCCGACGCGGAGACCATCGCGGATACGATCGGCTGCGGGTTTGCAGAATCTCGTCCGGCTCCGGCATCGGAAGGGAAATGTTCAGATTGTTGCGGGACCGAGACCACCACAGAACAGGGGTTGACTGTCCGATAGCGTCGTCGCCGGAGAGACGGAAGGTCGAGTTGATGAGGTCGGCTAGTTCCGAGAGAGTCACAAGGTCACTCATCGTCGCCATCCCCCACTTCGAACCCCGCCGCTTCACCATCGAACCACGTTTCCCAACTATCCGGCCGGTCATTAGCCACCCACCATGCGTGCTCCCGGCTCCACTTGTACGGCTTCTCGAAATAGTCGAGAAGGGTGGACGGTTCGGTGATGTAGTCGGCTTCCACCATGTCGCGCGCGAACGAATGAACTTCTTCGCTGTTGCCGACCCAATCACGTTCCCAATAGCGGGCATTAGATGTTGCGTAGGTCACGGTCGTCTCCTTTCGGCGCAGCATTGGCAGAGCAGTTCGCCCGGCCAGCCGCCATACGGGTCGTCCATCGAATAGGTGGGCGGTTCGGCGTTGACGGTTACGAAAGCGTCCTCGTCGAAAGACCGGATGCCACAATTGGAACATTCATAGACGGGCACCTCCTCCAAGATGCCGATAGATTCCAGATTCTCGTAGGTGACTTCGGACACGCCGTCCCGTATCCTGTAATAGGTGGGTTGATCGTTCATCATTCTCCTCCCGCCTCGTCCGCCATTAGCTGCCACGATTCGTACATGAACGCCGCTACCTGATGTTTGCACATGATGTCGGGATGCGTTTTCGCCGCCATGCAGGTGCAGACGGATGCGAGATGTTCGTCGTCGGGGACCGTGACCGTGTAAGTGTCGGTGCTGCCCATTACCCTATATACGCGCGCGGGTATCTCCCTGATGTGGCCCTCCGCGGCGAGAGCCTGGCCGCGCCGCATAGCCCCGTCCTCGATCGCCGGCAGCTTCGTGTCGAAGTCGCGGGCGGCGCGAACGCGGATACAGTTGCGGCAGATGCGGGTCTTGGTGATCGCATACGGTTCGGTTATCTCGTCAACATGGGCCTCGTTGAAACGCAAACCGCAGAGCGTCTCGAACGGATGACCGTCGTTGTGGAAGGCGAGATGTCGGACCTTGCCGTGAGGCGTGACGATCGAATGTAGTTGCTTCACAGATCCTCCCCAATGTAGGAAACGTCATGGGTCGGGATGCGGCGAGTGCCGTCCATGTAGGCGTGCAGATGCCCGTCGTCGTTCGGGCAGCGGACATGATCGCCCACCGCCGGGACGATGCGGAAATCCGGCCACGAGGTTGGGACGATGTGCCCGTCGACGTGGAACTCGATGCCGCAGTCCTCGCACCAGAAAGCCAAATCGTCGTAGTATTGGTCACGCTTCATTGAACACCTCCCCGTCCTCATCGGTGTAGTCGAACGTCACCGCGTCCTCATAATCGTAGGGTGAAACTTCCTCCGGGATCTCGTCGTCCATTAGGACGTGCATTGGCACCGGCTCCGTCCACACGTTCGTTGCATTAGTGGCGTGCCCCTCGTCGAGAAGGATGGATACGCCACGGTCCGTTGTTTCGCCCAGGGTCTCGCCGGGCCGGACCTTGATCGCGACGTGATGGTGGGCGTTGTTGATGGTGGCGTGGACGATGATGGCGGGGGTGATCGTTGGGCTAGTCATTGTGATCCTCCTCGATGGGCCACTGCTGTATCGGAATGTCGTTGAAACGTATCCAGCCTCGCGCGCGCGCGCTAATCTCCGCGTCGGGCGGAACCGAACCGGCGTAGACGCGTATGTCGCCGTGGGCGAGGTTCGGATAGATGCCGGGGTAGGTGCGGACGAATACGGTCACGGTGCCACTCATCGAATGCTCCCATAGTTGTCCATCCCGTCGGGCGCGAACAGTTCGTCCGGCATGGACCGCTCCGGCTCCGGCATGTTGGATAACCGATGCTGGTGCCGCATCCACGCCAACGTGTGCAGGTGCTCGTCGAACCCTTCGGGAAGTTCGTCGTCGGGTTGCCATCCCGTCCCGCCACAATCCTCGCACTGTTCCCGTTCAGGTGGGTCGGTGTAGTCCATTAGGCCCCACGGGATTGAGTAGTGGATCGTGTAGCCGCGGCCGTCACAGTATTCGCACCTACTCATTAGCCCTTCCTCGCGTAGTCGAATTGTCGTAGTTCCCACGCGCAGCTACTGAACGGCCCCGTGTCGCGTGTCCACCGCTGATATTCGTTCCCGCGGGTGAGTTGAACCTCGACGAACCCAATAGCGTCGGCTACCCACGCGACATACGGGCCAACCGAATAGTCCTCGGACCGCGGCGCGACGGCCGCGGCGTGATTGAGTAGGTCGATGATTGTGCCGTCAGTCATTGTCAGCATCCTCCCTCTCGTCTTGAATCGTCTCCCATTCCGCATACGCGACCGCCATCAGCCCCTCGTACACGTTCCCGGCGATGGCGTTGATCGGTGTCGCCGTGCCGTCGAAGGCGAGGATCTCTGGTTCGTTGAGGGCCAGTTCGTTGTTGTCGGCGGCGAGGTCCAAGAGTTGGGAGTAGTAGATCGGTACCCATCCGTCCACGATCTCGGTCAACCGATCCTCCAGGTATGCCTCGTCCATTAGTTCGTCGGCCTCGTCGCGGATCTCGTCGCGGACAGATTGTTGAAGTTCGTACCATGACATGCTCATTTGTTCCTCCCGTATTTGACATATACGGCATCAACCCGATATCCAGCGTCGTTGACGTGATCGTGCGCGACTTCTCGCGCCGCGCACTCGTCTGCGGCTTCGACTTCCACCATAACCTCGACGACCACCCCAAACACTTGTCTCGTAGCCGTGCCGTCGACCGCGTCGTTGTTTTCGTTTTCGCTCATACCGCCACCATCCTCGTCGCGTAGTTCATTATCGTTGCGATCCCGT